AACATTTCCCTCTCCGGGGAAAATCCTTAAATTTGAACCCCAAAACAGGCAGAAAGGAGTGAATTCCGATGAGAAAAGCAGATTGGAAGCGTCAAATCATCGAAAAATGCAAAAATGTCGGAACATATCGCTCGGATTTTCTGCCGGCGATCATCACGCTGTCTGCGATCCTGGAAGAACGGGATCGCGTTTACAAACAGTATGTCGCGGAAGGAGCGCAACCGGTCATCGATCGGACATCTGATCGCGGCGCTGTGAACAAATCAAAGAATCCTCTGCTCGCAACCTGGCAGGATCTTAACAAAGACGCGCTCAGCTACTGGAGAGATCTCGGCCTCACTCCGGCTGGTTTGAAAAAAATCGGAGATGATCCGATGAAGTCTCAGAAGACGAGCGCTCTCGCGGAGGCGCTGCGTGGCCTCGAATAGTTACAAACAGGACTGCATCCAATATGCGAAGGATGTTGTTGCTGGAAAGATCAAAGCCGGAGGCAATGTCAGGGAATGCCAGAGATTTCTAAACGACCTGAAAAGGGACGATATTGAGTTAAGATCCAGGGATCCGGATCTCGTGATCAACATCATCCGGAAGATCATCGTCCACCAAAAAGGCGAGACCATCGACGGCAAGCCGCTGAAGAACACACCGTTGATATTACAGCCGTGGCAGATGTTCTGCGTTTATAACATGGTCGGCTGGTATTACAAGGGAACCCAGATCCGGAGGTTCAATGAGGCGCTGATCTTCGTTCCGAGAAAGAACGGAAAGACCCTATGGATCGCTGCCCTGGCTTTCGGTCTCGGCGTTCTGGAGAGGAAATCCGGATCACAGATATACATCACGGCGGCGGCATTGAAGCAGGCGATGGAGGCCTTCGATGATCTGAAGTATTCTCTCGTTTATCACGGAATCGATAAAGAGGAGATCTGCAAGATCAAAGACAACAACATGGAGCATTCAATCGAGATCACCTTCCCGGACGAATACGGACGGCCGCAGGGGACGATCAAGATCGATGCCATGGCGGCGAACCCGGATGCTCAGGACTCGTTCAACTGCAATATAGCAATAGCGGACGAGATCCATGCCTTCAAGAAAGCCGCGCAATATAACCGCTTCAAGGAAGCCATGAAGGCTTACACGAACAAGCTGATGATCGGCATCACCACGGCAGGCGATAACGTGAACAGCTTCGGCTATCAGCGCTTGGAATACTGCGAGAAGATCCTGGACGGACTGGTCGACGATGACAAGGTCTTCGTATTCATCAGCCACGCGGACAAATCAGAAACCGGAGACGTGGACTTCACGAACCCGGAACAGCACGAAAAAGCCAATCCCTCTTATGGAGTGACGATCCGCCCGGACGACATGATGGCGGATGCCATGCAGGCACTAAACGATCCACAGCAGAGGAAAGACTTCCTCAGCAGATCACTGAACGTATACACCAGCGCCATGAGGGCATGGTTCAACATTGACGAGTTCCGGGCATCCGACAACAAATACAACTGGACACTGGATGATCTGGCAAAGATGCCGATCAAGTGGTTCGGCGGAGCAGATCTGTCCAGAATGTATGACCTGACAGCAGCGTGCCTCTATGGCCACTATGACAAAGAGGATGTCGACATAGTGATCACGCATGCATTCTTCCCGGTCGTGATGGCTGCGCGCAAAGCAGAGGAAGATCAGATCCCGCTCTTCGGCTGGGCTGATGACGGGTGGCTGACAATGTGCAACGGTCCGACGATCAACGCAGCCGATGTGGTTGCCTGGTTCGAGGATATGCGGGAGCGTGGCTTCAAGATCGCTCAGATCGGACATGACCGGAAGTTTGCGCGAGAGTATTACATGGCAATGAAGGCAGCAAGATTCAACGTCATTGATCAGCCTCAGTATTTCTACGTAAAAAGCGAAGGATTCAGACATATCGAAAAGGCGGCAAAGGATGGCCGTCTTTATTATTTGCACTCAGAAGCTTACGAGTATTGCGTTTCAAACGTCCATGCGATCGAGAAGACAGACGACATGGTTCAGTACGAAAAAATCAATCCGACCGCGAGGATGGACCTGTTCGATGCGTCCGTGTTCGCGGCAGTGAGATATCTCGACAACATGGAAAGCCAGAAGAAAGCGAGGGAATGGTGGGGAACATCATGAGCAAGAGAAGAAAAAGGCAGAAGAGAAGTGATGTCGTCTCTGCCAACACAGTCAACGGGCTCACATCCAGCTCTGTCCTGCAGTTTCTTGTCGGAGACAGTGAAGGCATCTGTCCGACAGGATACACACGACTCGACCAGGTACCGGCAATCGTCGCCGGCTATCACCGGATCGCAGAGCTTGCGGCATCGTTGACCATCCATCTGATGGAAAACACAGAGGATGGTGATGTCCGGATCATCAATGAGCTGAGCCGAAAGATAGACATCGAGCCCGCGAAGTATATGACGCGGTCAACGTGGATGGAATTCATATTGATGAATCTGTTCCTGTATGGCCGAGGCAACAGCATCGTGCGAGTGAAGACGAGAGCGGGGATCCTGCAGGATCTTCAGCCGATTCCAGCGAGCCGAGTGCAGCTGATCCCGGATGCGACCGGATACGGATACACGATCAACATCGACGGGGTCTCGTATGATCCGGATGACCTCCTGCATTTCGTCTACAACCCGGACAAGGATTATCCCTGGAAGGGCCGAGGGATGACCGTGGTCCTGAAGGATCTCGCTGAGAATCTTCGCCAGGCTGCCGCAACCGAAAAGGGATTCATGCGGAGCGAGTGGAAGCCAAGTATCATCGTCAAGGTCGATGCGTTGACGGATGAGTTCGCAAGTCCTGAAGGAAGAAAGAGGCTGCTGCAGGATTACATCTCGACCGGTGCAGCTGGGGAGCCGTGGATGGTCCCGGCAGGTCAGATCGACATCGAGCAGATCAGACCGCTCAGCCTCGCTGACCTTGCGATCAATGACACAGTCCAGATGGACACGCGAACAGTCGCGGCGATTATCGGAGTTCCTCCGTTTGTTCTCGGAGCCGGTGACTATAACCAGCAGGAATGGAACAACTTCATTGCGACGAAGCTGAGACCGCTGATGGTAAGCATCCAGCAGGAGATGACGCGGAAGCTGATCCTGAGTCCGAAGTGGTATCTGAAATTCAATATCCTCAGCCTCATGGATTACGACCTGCAGTCCATCGCGAATGTCTTTACAACTCTGCAGGATCGCGGTGATGTAACAGGCAACGAAGTCAGAGATCGGATCGGCCTCAGTCCGAAAGAAGGACTGGATGAGCTGAAGATCCTTGAGAACTATATTCCGGCAGACAAGAGCGGCGACCAGAAGAAGCTGGTCGGAAATTAACTAGGAGGTTAATTATGGAAAAACGATATTTGCACATGCACGACATCAAGACAAGAAGCGCGGACAATGACGAAAAGGTCATTGAAGGTTATTTCGCAGTATTCAACGAGATCTATAGGGTCTGGGACGATGTTACCGAAAGCATCGCACCAGGAGCCTTCACAGATTCGCTGAACGGCGATATCCGCGCTCTTTATAACCACAACACTGATCAGATTCTTGGACGGACGAGTGCCGGTACTCTGACGCTCAAGCAGGACGAAAAGGGACTGTGGGGACAGATCAAGGTCAACGAGCGCGACACTGAAGCGGTCAACGTTTACGAGCGAATCGCACGCGGAGACATCACCGGATGCTCTTTCGGATTCGACATCGAATCGGAAGAGGTCAGAGTGAACGACGATGGCTCTGTGCACTGGACGATCACAAAGGTCAATCCTCTGTACGAAGTCAGCCCGTGCGTCTTCCCTGCGTATGAGCAGACAAGCGTTGAATCCCGTGGTAAGGAAGCGCGAGTGATCAGGAAACGTGAGCTTGAATCATGGAAGATCAAGACTCTGGAAAAGCTGAAGAAAGGGGCAGACGAAAATGCTTAAAACACTTCTGCTGCGGAAGAAGCTCGACCAGCTGAAAAAGTCCCGCGAGGCAATGGAGCCGACACTTGAAGAACTCCGGAACAAGACCGCTGAGTTTAACACGCGCGAGGCTGAACTGGAAGCTGCTGTCAACGAGATTGACGAGACAGTCTCGAACGAAGACAAGCAGGTGGTAACCGAAGAGGTCGATGCATTCCTTCAGGAGCGCAGCGAACATGACGAGGCAGTGAAGAAAGCCGAAGAAGAAAAAGAAGATCTCGAACGTCAGATCAATGAGACTGAGGCTGAACTCGCTGAACTCGAAGCAAAGCAGGAAGACAAGCCTGCAGAAGAAAAACCGGAACCGGCTCCGGAAGATCAGCCGGAAGAAAGAAAGAAGGGTAAAGTCATGAACAGAAGAACAGCACGTATCTTCAAGAACCTCACAGCAGAACAGCGTTCTGCAATCCTTAACAGTGAATCTGTTAATAGCATGCTCAGCGAGTATCGTTCCGCGATCCGCGAAAAGCGTGCAATCACCAATGCCGGTCTCACAATCGCCGAGGAAGTCCTTCCTCTGCTCCGCGAGAACATTGCGAATTATTCCAAGCTGTACGACCGCGTAAATGTCCAGCAGGTCAGCGGCGAAGCTCGTCAGCCGATCATGGGCACTGCTCCGGAAGCAATCTGGACAGAATGCTGCCAGTTACTCAACGAGCTTGATCTGGTCTTCAATGACTGGACCATGGACTGCTTCAAGGTTGGCGGTTACTTCGCTCTCTGCAAGGCGAACGTTGAAGATTCCGACATCGACCTCCTGGCTGCAATCGTTGAAGCACTCGCTCAGGCGCTCGGCAAGGCAATCGACAAGGCGATCCTTTTCGGACGTAACACGACTGCGAACGCAAAGATGCCGCTCGGCATTGTTTCCCGTCTCGCTCAGACTGCAGCTCCGGCTGACTATCCGGCAACTGCTCGGACATGGGTTGATCTTCACTCTACTCACATCATCTCTCTCGGAACAGCTCAGGCTCCGGTATCTGGAATCGATCTGATCAAGGGTCTCGTTTCTGCTTCTGCAGTAGCTTCCACTGATTACAGCCGCGGCGAACTGCTTTGGGCTATGAACGACAAGACCTACAAGTCCATCGTTGCAGAGTCCGTCGAAGTCAACGCAGCTGGCGCGATCGTTGCAGGCATCAACGGACAGATGCCGGTCGTTGGCGGTGACATCGTTGTCTTCAACTTCATTCCGGACAATGTGATCGTCTTCGGTTACTTCGATCTTTATGTCCTGGCTGAGCGTGCTGGCCGTGAATTCGCACAGTCTGAACACGTTCGTTTCATTCAGGATCAGATCGTTTACAAGGGCACTGCTCGCTATGACGGCGCTCCGGTAATCGCTGAAGCATTCGGTGCTGTTGCGCTCAACGGTGCAACTGTTGATCCGACAGCAGTCACATTCCCGCAGGACACTGCAAATCAGGGAGCTTAATCCATGACCTATAAGGTCGTGAAAGACTTCATCGACCTGAAGGACAGCGGATTCAGATACTCGGCCGGGGACACTTATCCTCGGCCGGGTTTTACTACAAGCGAAACACGTTTGCTGGAACTGAGCACTGCGAGAAATCGCCGGGGAATCCCGCTGATTGAAAAGGTCGAGGAGCCGGTGAAGAAACCGGCGAGGAGGAAAGCGAAAAATGAGCGAGATAGTTTGGACTGATGGACTGCTCATCGGAATGCTGAAGGAAGATCTCGGAAGAAGGAACCCGTCAGCGGAAACACTTTCCTACTTTCAAGTGCTGATCGATACCGCAAAGGCAGAGATCAGCAGGGAACGCGTAGAGATCCCGGAGAAAATCACGGATCCAACAGATGCGATTCTCATCGTTACCTATGCCTCGTGGTTGTATCGCAAGCGCGCAAGCGCTGGAGATGATTCACAGATGCCTCGGTCGCTTCGGTATTTGCTGAACAATCGAGCTTTCTCTAATCAGGAGGTGACGACTGATGCAGGCACTGATGGATGATGGAACTGTTGAGTTCTTCAATTTGACGAACGCAGCTGAAGCTGGAGCGATGCCAGACGAACGACTCGCTTCTGCAGGACCTGCCCAGGGATTCTCCGAAGTTACTTTCGGAGTGACTCGGCAGTACCTCGCCAAGGGAGTCGACGAACAGGTCGACATGGTCATCCAGATCTGGCCGGAAGCTGTTCGCCCCAAGATCGGACAGATCGCCATTCTCACTGATTGCGAATATCAGGAGAATGCAGATGGTGATCAATTTCGCATCGACGATGTGAGAAAGATCCAGGAGGATGAGCTGGAGTTCTTCCAGCTGACACTTCGGAGATTGGAGGACAACTATGCTATATCTGGTGAATGACAAGCTGAGACTGATTCAGAATCTGCTTGTTAATGTAGCAGGTGACATCGTCTTCCATTACCGGAGACCGGCAAGCATGAAGCGCTTCATCACTTGGCAGGAAGATGCTGAGGACAACCAGTTCTCCGCAAACAACAGATCCCAGGAAATATGTCTCACAGGGACGATCGACCTGTTTACTCCGGTCGAATACGATCAGCTCGTTGATGACATCACGTCAGCATTTGCTCAGGCAACACGTGCGAAGGCGCAGCTGACCATGGTCGATTATGAGGATGAAACGAATCTGATCCATCATCAGTGGACTTTCTGGGTGGCTTGAAATGGCAAAGATGCAGGTTGGCAGTGGACTTGATCAGTACATCGCAGAGCTGAATCGTCTTGCGATCAACACAAAGGAGGTCCTCGGCCGTTCGATCTATGTCGGCGCAGACATCGTTGCTGATCAGATCCGTGCAAACATTGAAAAGCTCCAGGTGAGCAATTCGCCGAAACGAGGCACTCCGTCGGATCCGATTGATACGATCACAACTGCTCAGAAGACAGGTCTTCTGCAGGGGTTTGGAATCTCAGGGCTTGCCAATACGGACGGGATCACGAACGTGAAGCTCGGATTTGATGGTTACAACTCTCAGGTTGCCTCGACTTCAGTCAAACGAAAGTGGACAGAAAAAAGGCAGGCAAACATCATGATCGCTCGCGCAGTAGAAGGAGGGACATCGTTCCGCAGAAAGCATCCATTCGTTGCTCCGGCAGTCCGGGCAACTAAGAAAAAAGCCGAGGCCGCTATGGCCGAGCAGCTCGATAAAGAAATCGAGAAGGCTATGAAATGAAAGGAAGGCATAAAAAAATGGCTGTTGAATTCACACAGGCCGGCAAAGTAGCGACCGGCTTTTCTTATCCGTTTGTCGCGAAATATACCGTGAACGAAGGAACCATCACATTTACAGGCGGCATGGAACTCGCTCGCGGTGTTTCTGTGAACGTAGCTCCGACAACATCGGACCCGAAAAAATTTTATGCAAACAACCAGGAAGCTGAATCCGGACCGAATCGCTTCACTGGCGGAACTGCGACTCTGACAGTAGACGGTCTGCTCGTCGCAGCGGAACGTTTCATCATGGGTCTTCCGGCAGCTGGCAAAGATGGCTGGACAGACTACGGTGACAGCGCTGTGATTCCCTATGTTGGAATCGGCTACATCGCGCGGTATATGTCCGGCGGAGTCGAGAGTTTCACTCCGACGATCCTTGTCAAAACTAAGTTCCAGCAGATCAATTCTGACTTCGCAACTCAGGAAGAAGAGATCGACTGGCAGACACAGGAACTCACTGCAGATCTGTTCCGTGGTGACGATCTGAATCACAGCTGGAAGTATCTCGGCGCTGATTTCGCGACTGAAGCGGAAGCTCTCGCAGCACTGAAGACAAAGCTCGGCATCACCGGGTAAATATCGGCGGCATGAGGAGAAATGATGATTATTCGAGGGAGAGAGCGTGGTTTTGAGTTAAATGTTCAGAGTCACGCTGAAATTGAAAAGCTCTGCGAAAATGAGGACTTCAGCAACTTCATGAAGCTCTTCGAAGGAAAGAGCCAGGGAGAGAATATTCAGCTCGACATGCAGATCGCATGCATCCTGAACAAAGGATATGAAGATCGTCTCGCATATGAAGATCCGAGCTATTCTCCGGTCTATCTCCAGATGGAAGACATGCGGTTCATGAAAATCGTTGATGTCCAGAAGATGGAGCAGGAGCTGATCAAAGCGATTCTTTCCGGCAGCGAAACCACTGTTGAAGGTGAGCCTCCGAAGCCTGAAAAGACAGCAGGAAAAAAAACAGAGGAAGACGACAAGTCCGAATCAAATTAAATCTCGCTTGGATGATTTACTACGGGCGGAGACTTAACATGTCACGGCAGGAGATCATGGTCACTCGTTACGGCGAGATGAAGGACATGATCACCTGCCTTCAAATTGAAAAAGGTGAGCTGGTGCCGGTTCAGAAAAAGGTCAAGAAGAAATGGACCTATGACGAGGCAATGGCTCTGGAATAAAACGAGAGGAGCGTGAATCATGGCGGTCAATATCGGCCCGAAGATCGACATAGACGGTGAAGCCGAATATAGAAAGCAACTCAATAACATCATCGAGCAGCAGAAGACGCTCCGCTCGGAGATGAAACTCGCGGCTGCTGAATTCAACAACGATGCAGATGCGAAGAAGAAAAATGCAAAAGAGACAGAGCTGCTGAATAAGCAGATCGATCTCCAGAAACAGAGACTCCAGGAACTGGAAAAGGGCCTTGAGGCATCAAAAAAGAAATACGGCGAGAACAGTAACGAGACGCTGAAGTGGCAGCAAGCTGTCAATAATGCTCAGGCTGAGCTTGCTGATCTGCAGGCAGAACTGCAGAAAACTTCCGGACCATCTGGCCTTGGAGCGCTTGGCCAGGCTCTTCAGGAGACCGGCGGTAAGCTCGAGGAAATCGGAGGCAAAGTCACACAGGTCGGTGAAGGCCTTACGAAGAGCGTCACTGCTCCGATCGTTGGAGTCGGTGCGGCAGCTCTCAAAGCGTTTTCTGAAGTCGATAAGGGAGCGGACGCGATCGTCCGGAAAACAGGAGCAACCGGTGAACAGCTGGAAGCGATGCAGACTTCGATGGAGAATCTCGCAACTTCGATGCCGACGACTTTCGAAGAGGCGGGCAATGCGATCGGCGAAGTTAACACACGCTTCGGAGTCACCGGCGAGCAGCTGGAGACACTGAGCGGTCAGTTCCTAAAATTCGCGCAACTGAACGGCACTGACGTCTCCGGATCCATCGATAAAGTGCAGACAGTCATGTCTGCATTCAATCTTGATGTTGAAGATGCCGGAGCTGTGCTGGACACACTGAACAAGGTTGCTCAGGACACAGGCATCAACGTTGACACGCTGGCATCCGGCCTCGTTACAAACGGTGCAGCGCTTCGAGGATTGAATCTTGATGCAGCGCAGTCTGCGACTTTACTTGGTCAATTAGAGAAGAGTGGTATCGACACGTCTGCGGTTATGACCGGACTCGCAAAAGTCCAAGCAAACGCCTTCAAAGAAGGCATCGACATGTCAACTGCACTGGAGACGGCAGTCAGCTCGTCCGGTGATGCAATCGATATTTTCGGAGCGAAAGCAGGTCCAAGATTATACGAAGCATTCCAGTCAGGAATCCTGACTATGGATATGTTTACCGGATCTGCTGTCTCACTTGAAGACAATCTCGGCAATGTAAGCGATACGTTTGATGCGACTCTCAGTCCTATGGATCAGTGGAAGCTTACATTGAACGAGATTATGCTTGCCGGAGCTGAACTTGGCAACGCGGTCGGACCGGTGCTTGTGCCCATTATTCAGGGACTCGCGGAAGGTGCCAAGAGCGCTGCGGAGTGGTTCGGGAACCTCAATGAAGACCAGCAGAAGACCATCGTCACGATCGGCGGACTGGTGGCAGCAATCGGACCGGTTCTGACGATTGCCGGAAAGATGATCACGACTGTCGGAACGATCACAAAAGCTGTAGGGGTCATTACTCCGATGCTCGGAGGATTGGGAACTGCGTTCAGCGCTTTGACTGGTCCGATCGGACTGGCTATCGCTGCCGGTGTTCTGATTATTGCCAACTGGGACAAGATCAAAGACACAGCGGAAATTATTGCAAAAGGTATCTCGGATTCGTGGAGAAACTTGAAAGATAAGACTTCTGAGGGATGGGAAAATATCAAAAATTCGATCGCCGATAAGATCAACGGCGCGAAAGATAAGGTGAGGGAAACCATCGACAGAATAAAAGGTCTGTTTAATTTCCACTGGGAGCTTCCTAAGTTGAAGCTTCCGCATATAAGCATCAGCGGATCGTTCAGCCTTGTTCCTCCGAGTGCCCCTAACTTCTCAATCGACTGGTATCGAAAAGCGTACAGCGGAGCGATCGGATTCAGCAGTCCGACTGTTCTGCCTACGGCATCCGGACTCAAGGGATTCGGGGATGGTCCGGGAACTGAAATCGTGATCGGACAGACAACACTTCTGCACACGATCAGCAGCGCAGTCCAGTCCGCCATGGGTTACTTCCCTTCAGGCGGAGGGTCTTCAACATCTAATACATTCGGAGATACCATCATCAACGTATATGGAGCTCCGGGTCAGGATATTGAAGAACTGGCAGACATTATCGAAGACAGAATCAATGCAAAAGTAGCGAGAGAGGAGGCTGTCTATGCTTAAGGTTGTAGATCATTATTTCATCTTCAACGGAAAGTCCTCTCTCGACTTTTCTGCCATCGTCGACGGGAATCAGACATTCAAAGGAGCTGAGCGCGATGTTGAGCACTTTGAAGTGCCCGGAATGAATGGAGATCTGACTATCGATAACGGAAGATTTAAGTCATATATCCAGCCGTACGAAGGATTCATCGTGAAAGACTTCGAGAATAATTCCGAAGCCTTCCGCAACTTCCTGACTCAGGATGGATCTGTGCATCGGCTTGAGGACTCGATTCATCCGGATCAGTATCGAATGGCAACCTATGCAGGACCATTCGATCCATCAGTGATCTTTCTTGAGGCTGGATCTTTTACGGTCAAATTTTACTGCAAGCCGCAGAGATGGTTGAAATCAGGAGAGAAAGCAGTGACGATCAGCGCTGGACAGTCTGTCCGGCTGTGGAATCCGACGCTGTTCACAGCGAAGCCTCTGATCAGAGTGACTCAGGGAACCGGCGACATCAATGTCGGCGATGAGATCATCAATCTCGCTGTGAATAACGGCAACACATATATTGACTGCCAGCTCGAAGATGCGTGGGAAGGCAACACGAATCGGAACGGAGATCTCACGCGTGTGACTGGCGAGATGCCGACTCTGCCTCCGGGTGAGAGCGTGATCAGTGTTGGCAGCGGAATGGTCATTGAATTGACTCCAAGGTGGTGGAAGATATGATCCCTATTTTAATGGACAGCACAAAAACACTGACAGCTCTCGCGGCTGATCAGACAAACGGGCTCGGAGCTCTTTCTGAGTGCACATCCTGCATCGCAAAAGAAGAACGGAATG